TCGCAGGATGCACTGAACATGGAGGGGTACGTGGGAGAATTTCTTCTCCGTCGCCTGTTTCGCTACTGGTGGCTTTCGCCGGTTCCTGACAGCATAGATAATCCCAAAGTTCAGTTAGAACGGAGCCTCCCTTGAAGGGGAGGTCGGTACCAAAACTCTGGTCTATACCTAGTCGCCGAACCCATCAATTGTAGATGGTTCACCAGACCCGAAACTCGATGGGAACAAGGCGGTCAACCTTGGTTGACGCATTATACCTACCTCCACTCATATAAGCAAGAGCGACGCAATCCATTCGGATCGCGCCCAGGTGTTAACCTGATACATGAGTGGTTTTGGAGAGTTCTCATATCTCCACAACGCCAAAGAGCTTAAGTGATACTGGAGTACGCGGCCCTACTGAAGTAGTAGGCCACGAGCGTGACAGTAGTCGCAGTGATAGTTGGAGTGAGAGTCGTACCCTTTTGGGCCCGGACCGCAAACGCTCCTCTAACGGCAGTCGCGCCAGCATTAACTATCTGGTTCTTCACAGTCGTCACCCCCGTCGCGGACGCGACGGGCGCGAAATTAGCCGAGACGACCGTCCCGGAAACTTCAAAATAGACCATACCCTCGAACTGCTGACTAAAGGTCAACACAGCCGAGGAATCTACGGTGAACGGAAACTCGCCCTGAGCATCCGCTACCAGACTCGCAGGAGTTCCCCATAGGTGAGTGGCATCAAGTCCTGTTGCAGACGAGATGACCCCACCGATGGGATCCTGGACCTGGGGTGTAAAGAGATCCACAACATACGAAACTTCAAGCCGCCCGACTGTCGCCGCAGCGACGCCTTCAACACAAACGTGTAGGTTCCCTAGATCAAATGTCTTCAGGTCGAAGCTATCTGATATGGGAAGTCCAACACGAGTGTACTTACTAGGTGATTTATCACCCTGAGCAAGGTCAAGTTGGAGGCTAGATGCATGCCAGGTCACATTAGAGGCACGGTCGTGGTACGAAAGTGCCGCGAACTGTGTAACTGGTGCTGGATCTTGTGCATCAAAGTCGAACGCAAGGATCACAGTCCCAGCCGCCGAAGTGGCAGATTGGGGAATGTAATCGAAGCGCAGGGACCGGAATTTATAGGTCTCGTATCTCGCGGCAATATCCGCGAGCCAGGGGAAACAGACGCCCATCCCTGGGTTGACCGAGTAGGTGCTGCACGCAAAGGTAGCACCAGAACTGATCACACTGTCAAACGCCTCCGTATGGGACACTCGAGTCATACTACCGTTGGACCTCAGTTGAGGCAACGGACTAGGACCGAGGGCCGAGGAGTACGCCACAGCCACACCGACGCTCTTCGCCGGACCACGACCGCTCCGCGCGGCCTTGGATTTCTTCTTTTGCTTTCTATTGTCCATGTATTGGGTACCGGTGGAAACCGGGACTATACATCGATAGAGAACCTCTTATAGAGGGAGAATGATAAGGCTCATAGACTGACGTATCGTGCCCTGCCAAATTCAGGGTCTGAAAGAGTTCACGGCAAGGCCGGATCTTCAGAACTGCATAGAATCTGTTATACAGAGTAACTTAACTGCTATGAACTATAGCCCTTAGGCCATATCACTCGCGAACTTAGCGAGGAAGCGCCGTGTAGTCTCTCGGCGTTCTGTTTAGCACGGAAATATTGAGGACCCAGTCGACTAGAGTAGAACTCAGCCAACCAGGGCCACCGTTTTGGGCTATTACCTCTACCAACCCAATGATACAGTTTAACGACATGTTCAGGTCGCAAGATTGCAAAAGAAGTTGGATACTGGGCCGTTCAAGGAATGGCCGGCTCGATAGTCTCACCCGGGATGAAAGACGGTAACTCGACAAAGACAAGATTCGCTTTAAGCAACTTATGGAAGTTCTTATATGGCGACTGAGAGGCTCGGAAGCCTCTCAGGACCTTTCGGTCAGGGTGTCGTATAGTCATGATATCGTCTGGATCCCGGGCGTGGATTGCGAAGGCCATTTGCATAGAAGCAATTGTCTTGGCAGGATCCATGATGAGACTCTCACCCTTGAACAAGGGTTGGAGCGGGTCACGAGGAACGTACCGACAGTAGTGGTACACGTGTCGCATGGGGATCTTGGTCGGATTACTCTTGACGATCCCGCGGAAGATAGATACCCTTTCGAAGGGTCCTTCCACAGGCTGACGAGCAAGAGATCTAAGGTAGTGACCAAATCGCCGCTGGAAAGCGGTGAAATGTACTTCCTTCTCGACCTCAGGAACGAGGTCGAATCCAAGTCCTCCGAATAATGGGTCAACAAACGGGCTGTACTGGCCCGATTGTGTGAATTGCGAGATCTCATTCTTCTGGTAATGTATGAAGCGTCTGTGGGCCCGGAGAGGGTCAGACGCCCCATGGATAATATCGTTATAGAGACCCCAGATCGGGGTCGCCTGAGTATCCGCACGAGAACCGCCGAGCTTTGACTGGCCAGTCAAGAGCCCAACGTTCAAGTAGGGAACATCCACGATACGTCCATCGGAGGTCCAAAGGAAGCCGGTTGAGTTAATCGTTAGAAAAGATCTATGTACATAGTTCTTACCAAGAGACAACTCAAAACCAACTTCAGCAATATTGGACTTCCAGGCGGTGTAGAACTCTTCGTCGCATCTGAAGAGGATATCATCACCGTTCACAAGTACGGGCAACGCTCCGAGAGGTACACGACGACCAAGTCGTGCCTCAAGCGTCATCCAGTACGTAACCAGATTAACTGTACAGAGGATAGGGAAGCTTAGGGGTGAACCCATAAGCTGACCCGTCTTCTGCATAACAGGATCGAGATCATGCGCCTTATTCTGGCTGTCCGGGTAGTGAAGTTCCTGCTCATAGAGAACAGACCGGAGGATATCCTTATCCTCATCACTCAGACCGGAGCGCAGGAGCGCCGTTTCAAAAGCACCCCTCGTATAGGCAATTTTTAGATTGTCCGTTGCAGCGCTATAGTCGCCAGAAACCCATTGATCGAAAGAGAGACCAAGAGCCTTCTCCCTGGCAACGAGGGTATAAATATCCTCGTGTCGTACAGGTCTTCCCGTGAGTACAAATTGGGGGAACTTAGATAGATGATTCCAAAGATCTTTTTGCATAAATCTTGAGAACCAGTACTTAAAGGGTTCCCCCTTTGTTATAAGACGGACTTTCAGAGGCTCCAGAACCGCCTGAACCATCACAGCGATGTCAGGACGGGAGGCCTCAAGGTCCGGGTCGGATGAAACTAGAAAATCATCGCGGCTGATCTCATATCGTACTTCGTCGAGTACCCTGAAGGTCGGAACACCCCTAACCTCGCGAACGAGGCCAGGCCTCTCCTCATACATTGACACCAGGTCATCTGAGAGAGAGGGCTTATACACGGGTCTGTTGCGAATAATCTTCGGACGCATACCTTGGAGGTAGGTCTGACGGATATATTCACGGGCTCCACCCGAGGAGCGGGTACTTCCATAAGACGCAGAAGTACTAGCCTCGAAGAGCTTGGGCCGAGACGGTTGGAATGATGCGAAGAATCTGTTGAAATACTGTGCCGCAGTGGCATAGAATTTCTCTGAAACACAGGTTTCCTTCGTCAGAGTCGCCCGGTGCTTCTTCATACTTTCATGTATGAAGGACTCGGGAACGACCTCTGCACCACGCTTAACTCCCTGAAGAATTCCGAGAAACAATCGGAGATTCTTGAGGTTAAATGTGTGGAGGCGGTTCTTTAGAACCCGCTTAATCCATCCAGTGTATAGGAGTGAGTCACCTTGCGAGAGGACCGAAGTGGTCCTCTCGTTTGGGGAGAAAGACGGTGGAGGTTGGACAGGAAGATCGTTCTTGAGAAAGTAAGCCATAGGGTAGGAAACCCAATACTTAGCATTCTTAACGAAATCCGCCAACGGCCACCTCGACATCCGCACGTATGCGGATAGTTGAGAACTGAGTGGAGCCCTTGTCATCTTCTCGGAATTATAATCGTAGAGCACCTCAAGACTTGCGCGAGCAAGTTTGAGCGCGTGCGGTACGACTAAAGTTCCAAGATCAAAGGACAAGAGTCCACCTATGGTAGGTACAACCTGTGTTATCCCGCAGAGGGAGGCGACACCGGCAGGGTTCTTCGAAAGAAGACCAAGCTGGCGGGCCACCTCTGGGGTGAATATAGCACAGGTTCGCGTCGTGTCGGGTGTCCCCCGACATAGACCGCCTATGATCCCATCGATAAAGGTCAGCGCATTATGCACTGACGATCCGAAGGTGTTGCAAAACATC